AAACATTGCTATATAATGTATTTATAAGATGAAAACCAAAGGAGGGTTTCATGGGTTTTTCAAAATCACAAGTGCAGAACAAGCGCGGTAAAAACGTCAAGCCAGATGAGCATAAGCTTGTCGTTAAAATGGCTTTGTCTTGTTTGCGTGAATTGGCAAAAGCTGAATATGAATTGCCTAAATTCAATGGCAAGATCACAGTTCAAACTAAATGTCGTGGTCAACGATCTTATGGTGGCGCAACAGGAATTAGCATTGATGTCAGTCGCTTTAGGAAGGGTGATGTTTTCCTTAACGAATATAAATCCTATCAACAGTGCAAGGTTATTGGTTCAGCGGAGTGTGACAGTCCTGAGATTAGATTGCTTGGCACTGTGGCACATGAGATTGCACATCATGTTCAGCGCAAGTATTTACCTCAAAGTAGATTAAAAAATGTTTGTCAAAAATCACATGGCGATGGCTTCAAAATTATTTACGGTTATTTACGCCGCGCTTTAATTAACGATTTTGTTAAGCATACTGGTGTTCAGAATTGGACAATGGCTAGAGCGGCGTAAGCCGCTTTACTTTTTTTATTTTTTTTCGTCCCGGAACGTCAATAATAAAAATTGTTATGATATTGTTAAATAATCAACAAGGTTTATTGGGACAAAAACATTATAACAATAAATGTTGTGATATTAATAAGTGATAAATAACAAAGGCCATAGGCCAGAAAGATAAAACAATGCTTGAATTAGTACAACCAGCAACAGACACAATGTTACGCATTCCACAATATCCAGAGCCAGCAGCAGATGGTTTAGATGTTATGAAAGACGGCTACATGCTCAGAAAGTTTATTGAAAATGCCGCACATCAAGCAAAGGTAATGCCGCATCAATTAGACGAAGAAGATGATGTGTATTTAAAGTCTTATCATAGATTTATGCGGAATCAGTTTCATCTCACTGATATTGAAATTGTCCGTGATAAAATTCTTGATGGGCTTATTGCCAATAAGAAAATCCATAATGATGCTTTGAATCAATTATATCAAGATCGCATATGGGCTTTTGATGAACATGCAGACGCTATTAATCAATGTATAGACGTGGTAGAAGAAAATAAAAGCAGGGTGTCAACATTACATCAGGAAGTTAAAGTTGCCATGGGAGATTTAATAAAAAATTAATTAAAAGGGGCGAAAGCCCCTTTTTTTTGTTGACAAGTATGCAATCACTTCTTATATCTGTTATCAGGCACTATCACTGGAGGGTAAAAATGAGTAGATCAACAGATTATTTGGAGGTACAGGCGCTGCTTAATCAGACGATTAACGCCGTGCATGATTTAGTTACAAGCGATGCCACCGAAGCTGAAGCTGAGTTGTTACTTGGTGCGGCTGGTGGATTGCAAGAAGCACAGTCAATGTTAATCAAGGCAAGGTTGAGGGTGGAACAATGAAAATGCCAAAATATGAAAAGAATTGCTACACATTATCAGTGGCAATGACATGCGGCAGCGATGGTTATTCTAAGTTAAAAAAGCTGGATGAGTCTTTTGTAGGAACGAATAGCTACATGGGAATAGCTTATTTTTGGGATCATGAAGTTAAGCATACCATGCGAGATATGACACCAAAGTTTCGTAAGATTATTCACGATGCTTTGATCTTAAATGACATACAGCCAAAGAATGATGGGTTTGGCGGCAAGTATTTTGAAACAACAGATGATGTTTATAGAATTATAAATGCTGTTCTGAAAAAGTATAAGCCAACAGATTGGGAGTATTATTCATTCCGTGAGCCTTTCTATTATCATTATAGGAGAGCGTCCAATGGCTAAAAAGAAAGGACGCAGTGGACAACATGGCACTAGGATGAGCATGAACAGGTATCTCAAAAAGAATGAACATGAACGCTCAAAGCACATGGGAAAAGGCATACCACTTGATATTAATCATCACGATCTTTCAACTGGATATGTTTCAGATCTAAGCTGGGATAATGTTGAGCGTTCAGATCTAAGCTGGGATGGCGTTGAGCGTATGGCTGATGACATGAAAAAACGCAAATTAGGCAGGGATAGCCAAGGGGTTCGTTACTGGGAGGATAACGGACCTACCCTGTCTAATACCCTGTTAGCGGCTCTTGCAGAGCCAAAGAGAGGTCTTATTGGATATAAGGGCGGTAAGTATGCTGAAGCCATGAGGCGCAACGTGCAATCTCAAATCATTACAGCGCAGAAGTTTGTGGTCAGTAATAGTCTTGTGGAGCATGCTGTGCTTGCATCTATGGCTAGGCCAAAGCATCTGCTTGAGATGTTACAGCGTGGTATTCCACCATTTAACAATCTTTGGATTGAGTGGGATGAGAATTTTCGTAGAGACATTGTTATCCGTGAGATGAATAAGTTAGACATTGATGCTAGTAGCGAAGAGGGATTGAATCATATTGGCTATCATATTCAAATGATCAACGACAAATTTATGTATACGAATTATTTCACCACTCATGATGAAAAGAGGGTGTATGCACCGCCGATAGCGTTTCATATGTCAAATGATGGGATTATATCTAACGATGATCCAAATCAAGATCATCAGGCGTTTTTGGCAGATATTGCAATGACAGGCACGGCTTTGATAGGGTCTTGGTATAGAGATATGCACTGGCGTATGTCTGAGAACAAACTCAAATACACTGACTCAGATACTCCGCTGTCAAAAGAAGATTTTGAAATGTCTGTTTTGATTGGCTCTTTCGCACAAATGCAAAGCGCGTCTATGCATTGGTTGGTTTCGCAACAAAATTTTGCACAAGGTTGGACAGCCAAAGAAATGGCAGAATTAAAAGCCAGATCATTAGCGTCACAAGCTGGTGATGGTCGCTTTTTAATCGCGTTGTTAGGTTTGCTTAACTATGACCTTGTTGTGCATGAAACAACAACGCCGCCCAAAAAGGTTGACCATGTTCGATTTGGGCGTGTGGTTCCAAAGAATGAATATAAGGTGGTGACTATTCAGTTACCAAAGCCGCGTGGAAAGCGCATTTATGAACAGATGTTCACAGGGCATGGTAGCCCAAAGAAGGAGCATTGGCGGCGTGGACATTGGCGCACATTGAAGGATAAGTTTGGCAGGGTTAAAAAGCGTGTGTGGATTAGCGAAATGAAAGTAGGCAACCCAGAGTTGGGTACGATTGTCCATGACTACAAACTGGAGGGCAAGTGATGAGCGGATTTGAAGCGTTGCAACAAGTGAAAGATAACATGTTGAAGCCAATCTACGAAAAGCGGCGGCATTTGGGCTGCGAGTTTTGTGGAACGACTTTTCACGGTTACTATCAAAATACTGGTTATCAGTCAGATAAAGTGCCAAACGGCAAAAAGTCACCACATCCCACAAAGCAAGGGTATTCAATCATTCACACATATGATGACGTTTTTTATCCTGATTGCCCTACTTGTGACATTGCCGCTGGGGTTAGAAACGCTGATGATGCCGTTGCTATCTATGAGCATGAGCAAGAAAAAAAGCGAAAGAATAAAGCGGCTGCTGAAAAACGTAAGGCAACGAGAGAGCGCAAGATAACGGAGTATTGGGATAGGGTCAGACATGTTAGAGCAAACCCACATGATGCAACGATAGAGGAGTTGCATAGCTTTAACTTTGTGCAAGCCTTGCTTGGTATGCCTTATTATGGTGGGTATGATAACAGAGAGAAGCCTTGTTGGGAGCAAGGGCAGAATGGTCGTTATGAGGTAAAGTTTAACTACGTTGATAAAGGCACCAGTAGATCAGGAAAGACGCATTACACTAGGCAATGGTTTGACATTACCAATACAGATACAGGTGAAAGCTGGGAGGCAAATAGATGACAACATATCAAATACAAAGCAAACCTAGTAAGGAGATCACAATGGGATTTAAAACAGGTAATTACTTGTCGGGCGTAGGATTTGTACTGGTTATTGTCCTGGCATCAGTCGAGCCTATGCCGCATAGCTTTGAATTGTTCTGGTTACATATCGGATCACTGATGATTGCTACTGGCATGATCGGTGCTGGCGCGTATTTAACATGGCATGGAAAATAGGGAGTTCTTGTTATGTTCTGGTTTGCATTACCAACTTATCAATTGGTAAGTAAACCACTAGTAACCTCGTTTTGTGTATTGTTTTCAATGGGTTGCTACTTACCACTTACTAATTGCAATGATAGCAACAAGTAAGTAAAAAATGGGTTGTAAGTTATTGAAAACATTCAAACTTGGTACTTACCATTTTTCTCCCCTATATATAGGGGTATAGGTATTAGTAACCTATACCCTGTAGCGTGAATGATCGGAGGGCTTTATGCCAAATGTCGGTGAAGATTTACCAAAGGAACAAAGGCTGGCAGGTCACAAAAGATTGACCCCACAGCAACAACAGTTTCTGGATATGTATTTGCATAAGGATATGACGCAGACAGAGGCAGCTAGGCAAGCAGGGTATAAAAACCCCACAGTGCAGGCTGTACGGCTTTTGCGTAACCCAGTGGTAGCTGAACGCCTGCAAGAGATGAGACTAGAGACACAGGCCAGATTTGGCGTAACAATCGACAAGTCTATCCGGGATCTAAAAAAGATCAGGGATCAGGCTTGGGAGATGGGCAAATTTAGTGATGCTTTGAGGGCTGAAGAGCTACGTTTGAAAGCTGCCGGACTACTAATTAATAAACAACATGTTGTAAAAGAGGAGATCACGGCGAACACAAAGCAGGATATTGCGAACAAATTGGCTGAATATAAGCGATTGGCTGAGTCCAGAATGAGGAATGTAACGCCAGATATGGACATAATCGAACATAAGCCACAAGATATAGTAGAAGATAACGCATAGCCCATTTTTTCCCATTAATCACTCCGTGCGGGGGTAGGAGACGCTGACCTTCGGGCTTTAGGGTGTCTGAATCGGGATCGGGGTTTCGGGATCGGGTTTTTTCGGGGTTCGGGCTTGACATTTGATTGGGTTCGGGGTCATCCTGAAGGCTCCTCCCTTAGAGAACTGCCCCAGTAGCCGCCTGAAGCTGCTGGGGCTTTTTATTTTTTTGATTTTTTGTGCTTTTTGTTGTTGACTAGTGTTGCAATGATTGCTATATATAATGAGTAAGTTAAATAGGAGGGCATGAAATGAATGATTTACAAGATCTCTATTTGTATGCATTGCATGATGGTGATTTATACCGCCAGCAACGCGAATCAATAGAAAAAAATCTGCAACGAAAATATAATAAGGGCATTTATGACAAAGAAAAAGCTGCCAAACTTTGGTTATACTTTGCAGACAATGCTGCCAAAAAGTATCACAAAGATTTTAACTATAGCGGCAAGTGGTTCCAGCTTTTTAATATAGACGTAAGAAGAAAACTTGCTGGGCTTTTTGAGTCTGATCATTTTGATCTTATGAAATGTCGGGATGATTCTGTAGCCGATTAATCGGGATCGGGATCGGGGTCGGGCTTCGGGGTCTTCGGGCTTCGGGGTCGGGCCTTTTGCTGCCCCACCATTTGGATTTTACATTTTGGTTTTAACCACATTTTGGTTTTTTTGAGCGAAAAAAAATCAAAATAAATTGCATATTATGCTTGCTATTATGCAATGATTGCGATATAAATAAGTATGTTCAATTATATGAAAAGGTATAAATCAATGTCAAATAAAGTAAAAATGATCGTTCGCATTATTCCTAAAAAAACTGTTCAAAACATATTGAGGGATATTAGGCAAAGCGCTTGGAATCTTAATATAGAAAAAGATTCATTCGGTTATACAGTCACCACTAAAAAAGGGACTCTTGTATTTCAAGCAATGAATGGCAATCGTGATTATTTAACCCGTTGGCACCCAAAATTATTGGCAGCATTTAACGGTTAATCATAATGGGGCGCAAAATTGCGCCCCATATCCAAAATTAAATGAGGGGCGTATCATGAAACCATTATCTAAAACCGAAATGGCTGTTTTAGCTGGCAAGTCTGTCTATCATAACTTGCGTGTTAAATCCGTATCAGATGGCATGGCAAAATCAGAACGTGCCATTAAGAAAAGCACCAACGTGAAGCTTGGTAAAAAAGTGACACGCGGTAAGCTTAAAGGCTTTCCTATTCTTACCTTAACGCTAGAAGAACGCGCCACATGCCCGTTATCTTGCATTCATTATGCTGATTGTTACGGCAATAACATGATGAACGCTACACGCTATCAAGCTGATGAATCACTCATTGAGCAAATAGAATCAGACTTGGCATTTTATCAAGCCAAG